TGTTGTACAGGTGTATATTAACGCCAAGAACATCGTCGATATCAGCAAGATAGGCCACTCCATAGACTCTCGATCGGTAATAGATAAGATGCGCAAGGCCGACCCAGATGGATTGACCGCAGACGAGTACATAGTAAAGCGTGAGGACGAGTTTATCGCCAAGATAATCAGCGAGGTTGAACGCATAAACCAGGGCAAGAACTTGGATCTAACTGAACTAAGGGAAGAGCTTACGCAAGCGTTTGACGAAGCTCGTGATGATGAACTTAACAGGTTCCAAACAAGCGTATGGCAGATATTCATCCACCCTTCCATACATTCTCTTTTCAAAAAGTACGGCGTAGATGCCATAAAGTATAGCGATTCCGACCTACGCACCGCTAAGGGCGGAAAGAGGGGCGGACAAGACTCCTATATTCTTGCCGATCCGCGCAAGATAAAGGCTGCATTTGCAGGAAACGACGTAAACACCGAGTCTAGCAACATATTCCAAAGCCAGCGCGACGACTCCCAGCGCGAATTAGCCCTCGGAGACAAAGGTAAGGACCGCTTCGCCGGCAAGGACACGATATCCGAAAAGGAATTCGAGCAAGCCAAGCAAGACCCAACCTTTAAGGAATTTGAATGGGAGATGTTTACCAGACTTGCGCCAAACTTGGGTGTCACGCCAGAGGAAGCCAAGAGACGCGGCATTAAGCCAAAAGACGCAAAGGGCGTAAGCCGAATAACTGAGTATCAGCGCAAGGCTCCGCCTACCAAAATGACCGACCCTGCTGCCGAAACAAAGGTACAGGACACCCTGCCTAAACCTGACGAAAACATTGACCCAGAGGACGAAAATCCGACCACGCTAAATTCCGTCCGTGACGCTTCTGCGGAGCAGTCTGAAGACCCTGATCTGTTTAGCGCCCCCCGTAAAAGCCAGACGGCAGCAAGAACCGCCCTGGATATTCTTACCCTTCGATACTTCTCGGGCATATCGGCAAAGGCACACCAGAACGCAAAGCGTTACGGGTTCAGCAAGGCGCTACAGTTAATCGCCAATATGATTCACGCTCGTCCAGGAACGGACTCAAATGCGTTCGAGCGCGACCTCCCAACGGCCATATCGACCGCCAGAACGAAGTACCATAATCGCCTCAATAAGATTATGAACCCGCTCCGTGACATGTTGTCTAGCTTTAAGGACGGCGACCAGGGAACGGCTAGACAGCAGCGCGAGGAGGTTTACCAAGCCCTTACGGACATGGTTACGGGGTATCGCCCAATCACTGGAGGCCCCCTGGGTACGGCTGCTACAGGGCTTAAAAAGCTACTAGCGGAACTACACCAATACCGGACAGAAGCCGGCGAAAAACTTGGCACCATTGAAGACTACTTTCCTGCCGTCTATGACTCGCCTCGTATCGGCGACAATCGAACCGCATTTATCAAGGACGCAAAACAGGCTTACGAAATAGAACTCAGCAAGTTAAGCGACGCAGATAAGGCAAAGCTCCTAAAGATGGATGAAGATGCCCTTAACGACCTTCTTGCGGTCGATCCAGAGTCCGTCGAGGACAGCCTTGCCGAAATAGCCGAAGAAAAAGCCAAGGAACTCTACAACATGCACGTCCGTGGTGGCGCTGCAGAGAGCTTTGACTCCATATTTGGCGACAGAAAGAGCATGGACGAAAGCCCATTACTGAAGCGTAAGTTCGGAAAAGAGTCTCAGGCCATTATGCGCAAATGGCAGGTCAATGACCCGTTCCGCGTAGTATCCAGGTACATATCATCTGCGGCCAAGAGAACCGAAGTCGTAAGGCGCTTTGGCCATGACGGCAAGAAGTGGTCTGGATACGCCAAGGACATGGAGAAAGATAGTGTGCCATACCCTATTATCGAGGAAACGATGGATCTCGTAAAGAAGGCTGCCGGTGTTGAAATTAAAAGTCTAGGGAAGGCATCACAAAACTACGTCGATACCATAACGCTGTTTACTGCTGCTTCTGCCATGGGCAAGGGCTTCATCAACAACCTAGTTGAGCCAATCACAATGGGCATGAGAGCCGGTGGCGGACCAGTTGGGGCCACCTTGACGACGCTTCGAGCCTATGCTGAAACTTGGGGTCGCTTCCTGCGTGAGTTGGCAGCGTTCTCTCCGTACCTGCAGAGAAAGATGGGCGACACGTTCTGGACTCAATACGGCCAGGAGATTGGAAGCATCCACAACTCATTCGAGGACGCATGGATGACCACGCACTCGATCGACATGGACGCCGACAACGCGGACCCACGCTTCCGCTGGCTAACCAACCGCATCTACAAGGCCAATCTAATGGAGGCCTCCGAGGTGGCCAAACAGCAAGCTTCGCATGCAATCGGATACTCTTATATCCTTCGCATATCCGAGATGGTCAGCGGCTCACACTGGACGGCAAAGATTGGCCTTAATGCCAAGCAGTCGGCGACCGACCAGCTGAATGAACTTGGCGTACCCCCATCCAAGCATGCCGAGTTTGCTGCTTGGTGCGAAGAATTGGCCAAGATGAACAGCAACGAGCGCATGGCCGCTATGACGGCGAACGACGAAATGGCCCAACTTCACCAGGAGGCTATGATCCGCTTCTCCGTGCAGTCTAGCGTCCGCACCAACCGAGCCCACAAGCCGGTCTTCCAGGACACCGAGTTAGGCAAGACCTACCTGCAGTTGATGAACTTCAGTTACGCCTATGCCGCAGAAGTAAACACCCGATTGTACGACACGATTAAGCGGTCTGTGACCTTCAGCCCTCCGGGCAAAAGGTACTCCCTTTATGATCGCCTTAGAATGTTGGGGCCTGTCGTTATAGGCGCTCTGTCTATATTGGCTTATCGAGGCCTACTGGAACTCAAGGACTTGCTTTACCCAACCGAAGCTTCGCAAAAGCGCAAGAAAGACCCGGAGTTCCTTAAGTGGCTCAATGCCATATCCTACGCCGGTCTTTTAGGCCCTAAGTTTGAAGCAGCCATGAAGACCCTCAAGCGCGAGCAAGCCCCAGGTGGTCCTACCGGCCAGTCAGTCGTCAATTTAGGCCGATCGGCACTCTCGGCAATAGAGTCCAGCGTCGAAGACAAGGACATGTCTAACTCAAAGAGAAGTTTGGCAAAGGCAATTATTCCAGTGGCAAAGGGCGCTTTAGTTGCGGGCGCATCAGCCGCAAGCCCAGTTCTTGGGGCTGTTGCCGTGCAAGCCACCAATTTCCCACAAGTAACGGGCAAAATGGTTCCGGACAAGACAAAGGGCGCCTTGACCCCGGACGACTTCAAGCCAAAGTAAACTTAACCCAAAACTACTATGCTTACCATCCTATCCATGGCCCTATCCTACATCGCTGGCGCCGTCACCGGTATCCTTGTGTACCGCAACAATATCGCCCGCTTGCAAGATATTGAGTCTAAGGCTAAAAAGGCCGTAGGCGAACTCCAGAAGTGAAACTTTGGACTCCCATCCTGCTGTTGGTCGGTTGCGCTACCACGCCCCCTGTGGACCCGACCCCATCTGCGGGCGGGGACGCCCTGGACAACATAGCAAAGGATCAGGACAAGATAGACGGCCGCGTAGCCGGTGCCCTGGTTGCCATCGAGGTCAACGCCGAAAAACCTGCGGTCGTTAGGTCCGAGGCTAAGTTAGCCAAGGCCTATTTACCGCCGGCGAGCGAAGGCGACAAGGCCTTTGCGCTGGCTCGGGCTGCTGCTGCCGATGAAAAGGCCTACATCGATCAGACGGAGTATGCCCGCAAGTTCCTGTCCAAGCTGACTTCCGAATGGGAGAAGGCCGAGGTTCTGGCCAAGCAAAACGCAGTCGAAATCCAAGCCCTCAAGAGCGAGAACGTAAAGCTGAAAGAAGACATGGTTCGCATTGAGAAGGAGTCTGATCGCAAGATTTGGACTATTACCGGTGCGGCTTTGGTCGTTCTGGGCGGTGTCGCCATGGCCTTTGCTAGCATTAAAAAGGGCGCTCCGCTACTCCTGGCTGGGGCGTTTGCGGGTGCGGTTCCATACGTCATAGAGAGTCCATGGTTTGCTTGGATTGCTGGCTCCGCCGGAGCCGTCCTAGCAGGCCTGTTGCTGTGGTTGGCCTACGATAAGGTGCGCGACAACGTTAACGAACATGAAACCAAAAAAGAAGTTCAAGATAGTTGAAGCAGACCTAAAAAAATACAAAGACGATGGGCAACTATACCATGTCGGAGCAAAGTTATTTAAAATCGTTATCGACAAGAAACACCGGTCGGAAAGGGAGCGCATGGACACGCTTATACACGAGTGCGTCCATATCGGCGACCTCCGAGCCTCAGAGCGTAAGGTCAGGCACATGTCCGCAATTATCACGGAGGCACTGTGGAGACAGGGTTATCGCAGATGAATCGGCTACAGGCGTATCGCTTAAAGAACCCAAAAGCCGCTATTATCAGCAACGCCAGGCAGCGCGCAAAACTCTACGGAGTGCCGTGCACTTTGAAACGGGAGGACTTCAAAATTCCTATTTTCTGTCCAGCCCTCGGAATAAAACTGACGCGCGGGATCAACAAGAAATCAACGGACAGCTCGCCAAGCCTAGACAGGCTAATGCCAAGCAAGGGCTATGTAAAAGGGAACGTAGCAATAATCAGCAAGTTGGCCAACAGCATCAAAAGTTCAGCAACCTCTCCAAAGCAGATACTAAAAGTCTATTTGTGGATGAAGAAATGTCTTAAACTAAAATGAGCCCTCCTCCCCCCAGTGATCCAGAACAGGTCAACCAACTGATAAAGGATGGCGTAACCGCAGCCGCGCTTGGTGCTGGAGCGATGACCGCTCGCCTTCTTGCGGATCAAAACAAACAGTCATTCGGCTATGTAGCCAGGCGCATTGGAATAGCATGCGTCGTTGGCTTCTTCTCATCTATGGTGGTGAAGGAATACATACAATCAACCGGGCTTCAATTCGCAGTCGTCGGGGCGCTCTCTTACGCAGGGCCCGAGGTATGTGATTTTATCCTACAATATATTCGTGCAAAAGGCGAAGCCCAAGTTAAGGAAGCCAAAGCAAAACGTAAGTGATAACTTACTGATTGCGATTGGCATTACCGCCACCATCTCAATCCTTTGCTCTGCGGCTACTGCGTATCTAATACAGAAGACGCTTAACGCGTTCCAGAGCAGCCACGCCATGGCGGGCTTAATAACGGCCTCTGGGGTCGTTTTTGACGACAAGAACACGGAGGCTCAGCTGAGTTCGGCTACCCTTGCGCTGATGGCCACCAGGGATATATCCATGGCGGTAGGGTTTGGATCAATAATGGTGGTCGGTGGATTGGCCTACCGGGCATTTAAATTGCGTTGATTGTCAGTGGGTTGCATGCACACGCAAATAAACGTGCAACACACGCTTGACGAAGCCCAGACCTTGGGCATCGTCCCAAGAACCGACATGAGCACTATACCTATTACGTTTAGCAACAAGCCCCTCCACGAACTCAAGGAAATGGCCGTGGATATTGGCCAAACCATCGTTTACCAGAAGCAGATTTTGGATGCGATCAACGAGGAAATCCTCACCCGCTACCAGCCTGCGTTTGTCGAGGAGCTTAAGGCCCTTGGCAAGATTGACGGCGAAGCGACCCGTGAGTTTGATGGCGTCCGCATGACCTATGCCATGAAGGCCAAGGTCAAGTGGGACTCCAAGAAGCTTCAGTCCGTGGCCGCTACCATGCCCTGGGACAAGATTGAGAAGGTCTTTAAGATCGAGTTCTCCGTCCCCGAGCGCACCTATAAGGCCATCACCGAAGACGCCCTGCTGGAAGCCATCAAGGCCGCCCGCACTGTCGAGTTCTCCGCCCCTAAAATCGTCTTTACCCAAGAGTAACCCTTTGGGGAGCCTTACGGGCGTCTAACCGGTTTTTTCTCACTTGATTCATGATAGTGGGTTTTGTTGCCGGCGACGTGTAAGAGCTTGTTGTTCTTCCTCCCCTCTAATTTCCACCCAATACCGACATGTTCAAAATCATCAAGGCAGACGACCGCCTGAAGGCCGTACCGAAAATCAACATCGCCCTGTTTGGCCCCTCTGGGGTCGGCAAGACGACTCTCGCCCGCACCATGGACCCCGACAGCACCCTGTTCGTGGACCTTGAGGCAGGCACTCTCGCCATCCAGGACTGGCCAGGCGACGTCTTTGACGTCCGCAAGGCCGCAGCCACTGTGGGCTGTCACCCATGGGAACTCGCCCGTACCCTTGCCCTCTATGTAGGCGGTCCTGATCCGTCAGACGCATCGGGCCCCTACTCTGCGGCTATCTACCAGCACGTTTTCAAGCTGTTCTCCGACGCCGGCATGGACCTCAACAAGTACGACTCCATCTTCGTGGACTCCCTCACTGTCGCGTCGCGCGAGTGCTTTAAGTGGTCCCAGACCCAGCCAGAAGCCCTGTCCGAAAAGACCGGCAAGCCAGACACCCGTGGTGCTTACGGCCTGCTGGGCC